CCGATCACACCAAGTCTCATTACCAGAATATCCACATTCCGGCCCTTTAAATTTTTTCCATCGGCACGTTGGCGATTGACGATTCAATGTACCATTAGCCCATCGAGTATTAATACTGACTACTGTTAGGTCAAGCTTTTGCTCGTCAATATCGAATGGATCATACTCCCCAATAAATACGGTGAGGGGGGATGCTACAGCTTGGTAATTAGAGTCAAGAATAATAGACTTAACAGTTACAAAGTATCCTTTTAAAGTTTGATCGACAAAAATGCTTTTTAGGGCCTTATCTAAATCCTCAATTTCCAATTTTAAATTGTCAACAATATTTTCAGAAGAGTAGCTGATTTCTCCAATCGAAAATTCTTTTGGATTGTATATTGTCTTTTTATAAACAGGATCGAAATTATAAAGATCATTTATCTCGCTCGGCAAAAGAATCCTATCATAAATATATAGATCATCTATATACCCATCGAGAAAGTAAGAAGATCCGCCATAAGCCCCGAGATATAAATGCCTATCTGCCGTTGCGGGATTAATATGCGATCCTTGACTATCTGTTTCATCTTCTGTATCGATATAAATAATTGCATCTTCTCCATTTACAACTACAACAACATGATAAAAAGTATCTGCATTTATAGTAGAAGAAGTAGTTTCTTGATAAGCTCCGTTCTGATACGTTCTAATCTTTATCGCCCCGCTATGAAAAATAATCTCCCATCCGTCAGTCTGGTAATTTCCTCGCGAGACTATCCTCTGAGTAACCCCCATTCCGGCACTGTCTACTCTCAGCCAAAACGAAACAGAAAAAACGCTGTTTGTAAAATTAAAAATACTATCATCACCAAAATCTACATACCCAGTGGACCCGTCAAAATGGATTGCCTTTCCGTCAACCCCTGTTTCATAACTAGCAGATCCGATCAAACTGCCGTCATTAGCATTATCACTTTCGTCTGTTAGATCATCCTCAAACTTCCATCGGCCAAGATAGTCTTCATCTCCAACATCGGTTATTGGTACATCGCAATTTGTATAATATACAGTGCCAGAAGGTAAATCCAATTCCAACAAAGTAAACTCTCTCAATTCCTCATCTGCTAAAGCGGCTAAATGAGAGGCATCAACAGTTCTCATTCGTTCAACAATCCTTTCAGTTTAAGGCTCATCGTTATTAGCTGTTCATAAAAAGTATCGAAACTCAACCGGTCTTCAGCAAAACGGCATCGAACTTTTAACTGCCCAATAAAGCTGATAGTAATATATCCTCCAGCTGAAGGAGCTACACTAAAAGTAATTTGATCTGCCCCATCTATACCCCCAAGAGCGGAAAAAGTGTAATCTGTATCTTCAACCTGAGAATCGTAATTAATATATACAGTTCTGGAGGATGAGTTTTTACAGGGAAGGTTGAAAACAGTTGTACTGCCATCTCCAGTCCCTATATATTCGGTAGTATAAGTATCGTATCGCGAATAAAATAAATTAAACGCTTCATACGATCCTTTTCTGCTCAGATAAAATTGCCATAAAGTCCGAGCATTTGCAATCGTAATATTTTCATATCCGATTGAAAGATTCCGTTTCGGAAAGAGCCATTGCTGTTTCCGCTGTTCCGAACTTTCTGATCCGTATCTCCCGATAAGAGTCCGAAACTCGATTTCTTCCGAAAAAGGGGCCTTAAAACGAATTGTAGAAAAAGAAGGAAAAACTGTCATCGTGATCTTCTCATCAAATCTCTTAATTCACGCTCTCCATATCGAAGATACTTTTTCAACGGAGAAATTACTGTTTGCGCATTCCGATCAACCACATCTTTAAAAGACTGTGAATCCATAGCTAAAATTGCAACGTTTGTCATACCACCTGCAGGTCCAAGAGCTTTCATTTGTTCAGGAGTAAAAATCCCCTCCCCTCTCTTAGCAATAATAGGCACTTCTCCTGCGAGCAATCCTTGATGAGCACGAGCAGCTCCATCAAATACCGAAGTAGGTAACAGTCTTGCTTGAAACTCTGATCCAGCGATTCCTCCTTTATGCATCATTGCAAATGTATTTGTAGATCCCCCCGTAGACCCTCCATAAGCTTCTCCTAGAAGGTTCCCAAAGAAACTGCCAATCGAACTATAAGATGAAGGAGATAAAAGTGTACTTGTTATAATTTCAGCGAGCGTATTGGATAAAGATCTTAAAATGCTATTGAGAATGGCATTAACATAATCTTCCCAATCCTTAAACTCACGTTTTGATGCGTCGAAAAAGACATCGGAAAACGTATCTCGCATTGTTGCTGCTGTTTCTTTAGCAAAATCTTGGCCAAATTCAAAAGATGTTCGGAGTTCCGACCGAAAGTCCTCCAGCCCTTCTTTCATCCCATCGAAAAACGTAGTTGGCTCTACAATCTTATCCAACTCTTCTGTTACATCCCCTAACGCGCGTAGCTGCTCAATCAGCTCACTAAGATCCTCCCCTTCTCCGAGTCCTTGAAGCTTCTCTTTAAAAGGTTCAAGGCGATCGATTATCTTATCTAAAATGCCTTTATAAGTATCAAATCCATCGGTAATTGTAGCAATGAAATTGTCCTTCCACATTTTTGAAAAATCGACTGTTTCTTTTCCCGTCTGAACGACAAAATCTTTAACAGCTTTTCCCACAGTTTTAGCGGCACTTACTACATTTTCCTTTACATCATTTACTAATTCTTCTCCGGCTTTCTTTAATCCTTCTGGAATTAATCCTTCCGTTAAATCCTTAACAGCTTTTCCTGCATCATTTACTAACTCTTTTCCCGCTTTCTTTAATCCTTCCACTAAATCTTGACTTTTTTTCTTCCAAGATGCGTAAAACTCTGCAAGCTTTTTTAGCCAGTCTGGAGCCATTTCATTAATTGCATCTCCAATCTCTTCCATTCTCTCTAAAAAATACTCTTTCAAACCATTCCAAACTTCTGGAATTTTAACAGTAAAAAATTCCTTGAAACTTGTCAGCCATTTATCTGTTACAGATTTAAAAGCCTCTCCGATTTTTTTATCTTTAATATACTGCTTTAAAGTTTGGAAGTAAGTCGCTATTCCGATAGAAGCGGCAGCTGCAGCCGCCGGAATTGCAAGAAACTTTAAATAAAGTAAATTAAATGCTTTAGACAATTTTAATAAAGGAGTAGCAGCTAGCCAAAGGACAGTTTTGCCAAACATTCTAAAAACAGATCCTACAACTCTGATTCCTAAGAGAAGAAAATATCCTTTATAAATAATCTGGAAAGCGGTTTGTAATTTTTCAGACTCTTTATAAAAATCTCGAAGAGCCTTAATAAAATTTCTAACGTATGTATACCCTTTTAAAAATCCCTTAAACCCTTTTATGCCAATTGTAAGAAGTTTATTTAATGCAGATGCAAGATCCCGTATAAAAACTGAGTATCGGGACATATCTCCCAAACTAAACATTGCTCCCATTGAATCTGCTTGATCCTTAAATATCTGAGCAAAGATATTCTGAACACCCGACATTCGGCTTGCAACAGTAATAGCCTCACGAGCGATTCCACGGAAACTCTTTTCCCAATATCCAAGAGCTTTAGTTACATCAGTAGCAAGTAGTATTCCTTGAACTTCTTTCCATTGTTCATGTATCCGTAAAGCAATTTTTTCAATAATTTCTTGAGTATTAACTTGCGCTCTAAGATTAGCAATATCCTTTTCATTAATAATCTCAAAACGCTTCATACTCCGGGCAAGAATATCCGTTGTTTTAATTCGACCTTCCGTCAAAGCCTGAAACTCTTGCCGAATCTGACGAATATTTGACCCTGTAGTTTGGGCAACCAACTCTGTAAATGAAATTAGACTTGTAAAAGCAGGGGTTAAATCACGAGTAACGACAATACCGGCTTGAGCGAGTTCATCAAATCCAGTTGTTAATGTGTCTAATGCGGAAATAGAAGGAATGGAAGCTTCAGCTAATGCTCGAACATTGCCCGCAGCTTTAGCATAAACGTCTCCAAAAGAATCGGCTGTATTTGAAGCCAGCTTATAATACATCGCCAACTTAGCTTGATAGGCGGCAAGTTCTCCAGTCTCAACGATAGAATCGCCGATCAGAGTAGACAATTCACGAAGCCCCGTTTCAAAAAGATTCATCGCCCGATATGCAACGGTAAATCCAACAGCGACCCGCCCATAAGTACGCCACCAACCTTTGGCTACTTTATCCGATCGTTCAACAGATCCAGAGAGAGTATTAACACGAGATGCAAAATCCTTGATCTTTTTCTTAGCTTCCTTAACAGATCGTGTAAATGGCAAATTATCTAATCGAAGTTTTGATACGATATCGCCAGCTTCTAACATCTCTTATCTCTCTTCATCTTTCTTAAAGTTTTCCATGATTGGTTGATCTCATCTTCCGTTACTTCTCTATAAATTGGATTGAGGATTCGCTGAAATCTTTGAATATGTTGCGCTTTGTGAGCTTTAGGTAGGTACGGAAACGAAGCGACTCCGCATAGAAATAATCCTCGCCGAGCTTCTATTTTTGAAGCTTGACGAAGATACAAAAAGAATTGCCGTGCAGTTAATGCTAAAATCTCGTGATGAGTCCAGCCGTATTCAGATGCAAGAATCGCAAAACCGTAGGCAATATCTAAGGGTTTTCGTCTGGCGTTCCTCCCTGCTCATCCACTCCACTACTTTGCAACACCCATTTTCTAATTTCGTTAAGGGCCAATCCTGAAGCTTTTAAACCCAAATCTGAAAGTTTTTCCTTTTCAACGCCCAGAATCACAGCTAACTGCTCATGTAAAGTTTCAGGACTGGCACTCTCTTCTTCACGTGATGCAGCCAAGAAAACATCCATTGAAATATCTTTAATGGTATATGTTTCACCGCACAGAGTTATCTCAAGCTCGTCATCAGCTAATAAAGCATCAATATCAACTTTTATTCCCATTATTATTTACCCGTTCCTATTTATGATTCACTTTCATCGCCAATATAATACAAATCATTTGTTGTACGATCAGGAAATGCTGTAAAAGTTATTTCAATAATCCGCTGGTTAGTCTTACCAAGTGTTGTCTCAAAATTGCCTGAAGGAGCAGCTTTTGGAAAGCGAATCCAATCTGCTTCATCAGTTGAAGGAGATCCTGCTACATACTTCTTCAACAATAAGCTATTAGCTTGATCATAAAGTTTCGTTCCGATAATACTTGCTCCTTCAACAAGATTACCTCCGGCAGAAACGCTCTGATTCAGAGCTAATGCCCAATTAAATTTTGTATTTTCAGCTAAGGGAACGACAATTGTAGCTCCCATTCCTGTAACAACCTGATCTTCCGGCTGAGATCCGTATTGATCTGACATCAAATCCGTCAAATCGGTTATCCATGTAATTACAACGCCGCCTTCAGTTCTTCCCAGATCGACTTCAGAGTCTTCATCTCCGAATAGAACTTGACAAGGACCGAGTTCCATATCAGCAATAGCCATAATACCTCCTAACTTGGGAGTTTTGAGATTAACAAATTAAAAGTAAAAATGTATCGATCTCTTGCATCTTTATCAATCGGATATGGTGCATAGATCGACTCGCAATAAAGAATACCTGAAAGGCCTGTAAGTCCAGGCTTATTAGTTAATAAATTATAAGCAGCATATGACGCCGTTTCAGCATCGATAAAAGATTTTGCCTTAGCAATAACTTGAATCGCCCGCCTTTCCATAAGAGATTCTGAATCATAAGATCCTGGAATTGAAGTAACTATAAGGCATTCATCAGGAGAATCAACAGGCTCTTCACCTACAAATAAATTGGTATTAAGAGTATAGCCGGTATTAGTATTAAGATAAGCCGCCAAGTCAAGAGCTAAACTCATAATGCCTTAATTCTCCGTGCAATCTTTGAAAAATACTTATTTCCATGCCGAAGCAGCTTTGAAATAATCCAATGAGATCCTGATCCTGGAGTAGTATAATTTTTGCACCGGATTCCCTTCCGGACTCCCTCATGCTGAGAAGCTGCATATGGTTTATGGACGACTAAGGCCCCTTCAATTCTTTTACCCGTATACGGAAAACCGGATTTTAATGGGGTAGCAACACCATCTCGTTCCGGAATAGCTGGAGAAGCTTTGCGAAATACTCCATTTACAAATGTTGAGTGGCTCGCTGCTAACGCTCCAGTATCTCGAGGGCATGTAGGCACTTCGAATAAACTATCATCCATCAATGAATCAATAGCATCGCCCATGCCTTCTTTAGAAGCGTTTTTCACCCTTCTTAATGCAATAATGATCTTCTTTTCAAAATCAGAAGTGTCCGTTTCTATTTTAATCAACTTCTACCTCTATATGATCAATTGCGCTCGAAAAACGAGACATCCGAACTTGAGTTATATCAACTATAGGACGCCTTACCCCGTCAATTATTATTTCATCCTGACCGCCAATCGTTACATCGTTTTTAAATGCTACAAATGTTTTACTAACCGTAGCTTTCCCTGTCACAGTTTCAATCAACATATCCCGTTGAAACACTGCCGCAGGGACATTTGTAACTAATGATTCAGCTCGATCCCCAGAGGATAATGAAACCCGAACAATAGTAACAGTTGTGTTTAAATACATTCCTATTCTCATGTGTCATTATCCATAATACCTTTTTTAAATTTTGGATCGACCAAAGCATTGTCATCTTCAATATCGTCCTTATCACTCTGGACAATACCACCTGCCCAAGGGTAAGAAGAGGAAGATCGGCGATCAAACTCAGTTGCGAGTTTTTCATATCGATCGTAAAGGACAGATGATTTTTCGGTCAGGTTTCCTAATCTTCCATCAACTCGGCGAATAATCTGTGCACATATGAGCTTACAGCACTCGGCGCATCGTTTATTAAATGATGTAAAATCCGACTGAACTAATGCAATCTCTTCATCATGAAGTAACGGATCGTTTGAATCCGTATCACCAATATATAAGCGGATTTTATTTAGTTCAGCCGAAAGTGCCGATTCGTCATATGTAAAAGTCATAAATTCACCAGGTGAAATTACGAAATGGCGTTACTAAAGAACAAACCACAGTCAGAAGCGACAAGCTTCATATCCTCAAAAACCCCGCCTTCGATCCGAGTTGCTTCAAGATGTTCCATCCTGAACCGTTTGATAGTAGCTTCAAGTCTACGCCCATCACGGCCAGCGATCATAGGCCGACGCCAACGGAAGGTATATCCACCGGAAGGCCGTCTCTTGGTAGGCCTCGGCTGTACGTAAACAAGCAGAGCACACCGCTCGTTAACGATAAAGTCCATATCCTCGGTATCGCCTTCTTTATTAGATGCATAAACCGCCCGTGCAACAAAATAATTATCCACATCGAAGACCTTTGCAAGTAAATCTTCAGTAATAACTCCCGTCTGAGTATACTTAAACCGGTCAAGAACATCAGAGTTATTGATCAGATAAGAATGAACTTTCTCAGATACGACAAGAGTATTAGGAGAAATACCGATGTCTTCTTTAACCGTAACTTTCGCTAAAGAAACGTCATCGATAGGGGTTGCACTTGCACCGTCCCATACGTCAAAATTAGATCCGCCTGTCCAGTCAGTTCCCCACAACGAAGTTGTGAAGTAGGTAGATGCCCAATCGCGTTCCCTACGAAGCCGGAACTTTTCTACGATAAAATCCACTGCTTCATCTTCAAGATCGAAAATATCATCGGCTTCCCAAAGGTCTTGATCCGGAATATCTTTATGATATCCATACTCATCGCAGTAATAAGTTCCTGCGGTATCTAACTCATATCCGCCTCCGGAACTTTCAGTTAGAACGGCCCGTTTTTCTACTTCATCACGGAACCAGTAATCCTTTTTATAAATTGCATATTTGTCAGATCTTTTATTTGTATAAACAACAGGAAAAACCTTATCTGCAATATAAGATCCAGGTTCATTCATGTATGCTATACTAAGATCGCTCAAATACTGATCAATATGAAGATCAGATCCAGTAGGTTGCGGCATTCTTAAACCTCCTTATCTATTTGTTACGAAGTTTCAACGTAACCGAATTCCATTAATACACTAATAACCCGTCCCGAAACGCCAGCTTCAAGTGCAATTCCGCCGTACCGCTCCCCGTCAGCTGCAGTAACTCCCTTTCCATTGGCATCAGAAGTCACCTTATCCCATGCGGTAATATTTCCACCGCATTCCATTTTAGAAACTCCAACCCTCCGAATTTCAGTAGCTCGATTAGACGAAGGTTTATTTTGAATTAGACCTACAAGGTCCTCATCAGCAGCTCCGGCCAATCCACAACCAGCTCCGGAACCTGCAGCCCAATAGAACTGCTTTGCACTCAAGTCTTCCTGAGCATCGAGAGAAATATCATATGCCCTTTGTTCAATAGCCATTCTTAGCCTCCTAACCTATTATTGTTTTGAATTTCTGTATTTGGCATACAAGGTCGGATTGCTCTTCATAACTTGCCGATGAGCGTCCCTTTCAGAAATGCCTTGATCGACTAACTCTTTCACTTTCTGCATAATTTCTTGATATGCAGAAGGCTGACCTTCAGCGCTTGATCCTTCTTCCTCGAAGAATTTAGATTTAGACAATGCTTCACTGGTCTGCCTCATTCGATCCAGCTCTTTTTCAAACATTTCCGGATTAATAGCTTCAAGCGACATTAGCGTATCAACAGCATCATCGATACTTCCGATAACATGCATTTCATCTACCATCGCCTGAATTTCCATCCTTCGATTTGCCTTCTTCGTTTCTGCCAAGTCTTGCTGAACCTCATCATACTTGACCTGCCAATCGACTAATTCCGATTCTAAAGATTCAACTTCTGCTTGAAGACTTTCAATCTCGGCTTCCATCTCAGCAATCGATCCGACAGCCACTTCAGGCTCATCAACAGTTTGACTTGCTTTTGTGGAATCTCCACTCATAATCTTGCCTCCTTCGTATTTGGCTATAATAGTTCCTATTACTTCATGCCAAGACAGCACTTCATCGGCGAAGCCGACTTCAATAGCCTTAGCCCCCTGATATAAACCTGCCTCCGTATCATAAACATCTTTAGAGGCTAAATCACGATTTCTTGCAACAGTATCGACAAAGATCTGACGAGACTCGTCAATACGTTCCTGAAGCTCTTCAATTGCATCATCAGACAATGCTTTATGGGGAGAAAATGCATTTTTCTTCTTACCTGATGTAATAGCCGTATACTTTAGTCCGGCCTTCTCATCATAAGAGCTTTGATCAACATGAACTGCAATTACTCCAACAGATCCAACCCCTCCAGTTCTCGGCAAGTAAATTTTATCTGCCGCTGTAGCAATTGAAAAGCCGCCTGAATACGCATAGTCATTAACTATTGCAGTAATCGGTTTTATTCCGCGAGATTCGTAGATATGATCAACAAGCTCAAAATTTCCTGCAACCTCGCCTCCAGGAGATTCAATGTCAAAAACAATCTCTTCAACTTTATCATCAGCTAAAGCCGCATCAAATTCTGCCCGAATCTGCTCATAAGACGTTAAGCCTGAAAGAGTCATCAGGCCAAAAGTCTTATAAACGAGCGTATCATAAACCCGAATAATTGCAATCTTTGAACCTTCTTCATCGACTCCAACAGGATTGCGATTTAGATCAATTAAATCGGCCCGCATTCCTTCAAAGCTAACTCCAAAATGCCCGCCAAACGCACTGATGATAGTCTGTAACCTATCCGGAGTTACTGTAAGAGGCGTATTAAATATTCGTGCAGCAAGCTGGCTTTTAAAGAAAGAATCAGCTACATCCTGAAATGAAGCTTGATCAAATGTAATTTTACCTGTAGTGTCCACAATAGTCTCCCTTACTTTAATTTAACGTCAATCTGTCAATTAGTCAAGAAAAATATTTAACTTAAACCGATCCCGGCGATTATCAAATATGATCCATACAAATCTCATCGTCCGGAACAGTTCCACGCTTCCGGGCAGGACTGCCAAACCAAATCTGCCGATCTGGCACATCACGATCAACAAGACTACCTGCCCCGACAAGAGCGTTTTTACCTATCGTTACTCCGGGCATCAAGATTGATCCCGAGGCAATTCGAGCACCGCTCTTAATATATGGGCCTTTTAATTTTGGAGGGTATTCTCTTCTCCAACTAATTCTACGAGTATTAACTAAAACTACACGAGTACCAATGTAAATACTATTATTGATAATTGATCCATAAGCAATATTTGAATACTGGAAAATTCGGACGTAATTTCCGATTTTTACATTGCCCGCCACAAAACAAAACGCCCGAATCTCACTATTATCTCCTATTATAGTTTTTGGACGGATTATTGTATTATGGCCGATATAACAATTATCCCCTATTTGAACATCTTCCTCAATAATAGCCGTACTCTCAATTCTCGTATTATTTCCTATTTCTGCCATTCGGTAACTCCGTATTTCGGTTCTTGGTTAATCCATAAAGTTTTTCAATTCTCTTTGCAATATCTGAAGGTACGATCGAATCTAACGTACCTCTATATTCAGAATATGCAGTATGCCATCGATGGGGCTTTCGAAAGAAAGAAGTTATACGTTCATGCGACAAAAGGCCAGCGCCTTCTACTGATAAATTATTCCTCCAACTCAAACTCCGATTTATTGTAAGATGAAAGTCTGATCCAACAATTCCCCTGCATTTTTTAAATACGGTACCGTCAACATTTTTATACTTTGAAGGCAATGTAGCAAAAGCCTCCCGCACAATCCATCCTGCAATAGCCTTTCCAGGTACGTCATCTTGCCGCTTGGTCATCGTTTTATCAACAAGTAAAATTCGATCCGGAAATCTAATATGATACTTCAATACTTTTGGAGCGACGAGCCAATAAATCTTATCTTTAAAAAACTTTTCTGTAGTTTCATAAAGCCTCCGATCGTTTGAATAATAATCTGCTCCGCTTAAGCAAAAGATTTCCGACCCGCAATCAGCATGCCCTACTATCAGAGACATTTTTTCAGATAGAGGAATCCACCCTTTCAATGCAATGTATGTTAATCTAACGCATCCCCTCTCAAACAATCGATCTTGATAACTAAACACTCTCCTCCGACCGAACGTATTATCACCTTGCTCTTCAGCAACGATCAATTCCCACGGAACTTGAGGATCTCGCTGACGGCAAAGTGACTCGAGCGCAATCCATCCTACATATTTTGCCCGGAACATCGGAAGTGTTACAGTTATCCAAGGTTTATATCGTCCTTTCTGGTGTATGTAAGTCAGCATAAGGCAAATATTTTTTTAAGTCTTCAGGTGTAAAATTAAAAGGGCGCCAAGACGGATCAATAGGAACCTTTTCATAATTCCGAACTTTCCTAAACTTATAAGAATATGAAGCGCATACTGTATAAGGATCTACATTAAAAGTTATTACTTGCCCGAAACCGATCAAAGCATTATTTCCGATTGTAATGCCCGAGGATAAAACAACTCCCGATCCAATAATTGAGCCATATCCGATTCGGGTAATTCGATTTTCCTTCTCAGCATCTGGACGGCAATGACTTACCCTGCGGGCGCTGGATGTACTTACCCGAGATCCAATGAAGGATTTATCCTCTACAATTACTCCACGAGCAATTACAGATCCGGCTTTAATTACAACATCATTTCCAACGTAGCAAAGCCCAGTTAAAGAACATCCATCATCAATCTTTACATTATTGCCGATTCGTGCACCGGCTTTAATCGAAACGTTATGGCCAATTTCAACTCCATCCCCGATTTGAACATCGTCTTCAATAACTGTAAACTGTCCAATTTTTGTCATGGCTTCTCCCATACATTTATTATTTCTTGCCCGCACATCAATCTTTCAAGATGATTATATAATTCTGCAATTCGATGGTGCGACCTATGCCTTTCATTTATTATATTGACTGCATTTTCAGCAATCTGCTTTTGTTTTTGTAGATTACCGAGGATATCAAAAGTTCGTTCTACGATATTGGAGCAATCCGGTTGATACTCGACGTAGCATTGCTTCGATCCAAAGAGTGTTTGACTGTATTTAAACGGAGGAGTCAGTAAAACCGCTCCCGAAGCCATAATTTCAAATGCTTTAGCGTGGATAGATCGAACTTCGGCAGATGTCAATCCGAGAACGTGATTGCGGAGGAATCTTGGATAGATGTTTCGTGATCCCTCCAAAGTCCGACATTTCTTGCACCGATCAAGCAGACCGACATCTGACAACTGTTTAATTGCCTTCCGGCGTTGGGCATATGCAACAATTTCCGAAGTCATATTCTTCCTGTATTTGTAGGCTCCGGCAAATCCAACCTTCTGAATCTTCCTCCGAGCCGATGGGTAAAATTCATCGCTTGCAGCAAAAGGTAACCATACCGAAGGTATGCCCAATACGCTACTTGCTCCGTTGAAACATCCTCGGCGGATGATTAGATCGAACTTATTGCTCGAATACCACGAAAGGCCGCCCCACTTCGGCTTCTGAGGATGGCCTTTTGCCCCCGACTTTTTCCAAAAATCAACTTCTATCATAACTTTTTTACACGGTATATTAGTAAAAAAGTTATGAGGAAACAGAGTTTCCCGACCACGAGGCGCATGAGAATCGTAGAGAATGATGATGTCTGGCTTCTCGCGTCTACAAGTTTGAGCAAACTTAGATGGATCATCAAGTACTTCCTGCCCTGAGATGAACCTATACTCACAATATTCCTGGAGCATTTGAAGAAACCCTAGGTGTAAACGAGCACTAAACTTTTTATGCGGAAGATGGGAAATTGCTAATACTTTCATTTATCCTCTGATAGGGAAAATACCGATCCGTATACTTTCTCTTTCAGCCTCGTCCCGACCGCCTCAAAGCTATGCTTCTGCTCAACCCATTCACGAGTCTTCCGCTGGAGTTGAATTAGCTGATCTTTGTCCATCATTATCAACCTTTTCAATTCAGCATAAAGCTGTTCCTTATTGTTTGCTACAATCAGGGGGCAACTCCCATACTCCTCTCGGTATCTCTCATGCGAGCGAAAGTGAGTAACCACAATTTTCCCGAGAGCTGCCGCTTCAAGTGCAGTCATGCCCCATTCACCGTAATCGCGGCCCCGAAGCATCGGATTAACTGCTTCAATATAAATATCGCATCGGGCCATTCTTGCTATATTATCTTCCCACGAAACTTTTGAATCGTTGATGACAAACGACCAATGATCTTCATTAATTGCCGATTTAAGTTTCCAAAGCGTATTGTAAATTAGTTCCGTCCCTTTAACGTATCCTTTATGCGGAAAATGAGCAATTCGGAGTTTAGGAGTAAAGGACGGACGATTCACAGGCTTAATTAATTTCGTATCTATCGGAGGAAGAACCCATACTTCATTTTTTGCTCCGAGTCCGAGCAAATCGCCCGTCTGAATAATTGACTTGTCAACGATCGGATTAAACTCTTCATTCATTCGCTCGGCTGCAAAACGATATCTTGAGCCTCCGTGGAATACAGTTACAAACTTATCTCGAAGAGGAATACCCTTGAACTTCCAGGTGTGCATAAATAGGATGGCTTTAGCTTTTTCAGCGATGGGAAAGATTTCATCTTTCAGATGGGTAAAAAGGCTGGCATGATGAGAGTATCCTCTCGGAGATGGTTTAACTGCCCATGCTTCCGCATTAATCCCAACAGATCGTAATGCTTCAGCATAGAGATACCCTGCATTTGCATGATCACGCTTTGCCAGCAGCAGAATGTCAATCTGATTCATAAATTCACCTTCTGAAGTTACTTCCTTGCCTCTGAAAAACTCTCCAACCGAGCGTATTTCAACAAGTATTCTCTAAGATCGTCAGTAACAGTCATGGCATCTTCTTTGGTAAGCTTGGAAACATAATCAGCCACATCACGAAGCAGTTCCCGGCGAATTGCAGTATGGACGATTTGAGGAATTTCTCGATCTGCCTTCCCGTTCAAAGCAAAGAGAGTTGATACGGCTTGAGTATTGATCGAACTGGCGATAATATCAGCCCATCCTTCAATACATAAATAGAACATATCGGTGATGTTTTTAGAGAGTGCATATGATCCCGTCCGTTCCATCCCAAGCATAATAAATTGAGCAAGAATCGTTACTGAAATTTCAACAGAATATCGTTTGATGATTGATGAAGTATCAAACATCTTTTCGCCGGGCGAGCCGATAAGATCAAATTCCCATCCATAAGGTAAGAGAATACCCGCCTGCTCATCATTCCTTATATTCGTGATGATCTTTTTTGCCCAATCAATAGCAGTTGTTGTTTCATCGTTATCATCATCAAGCTTTGTTCCTTCAGGCATGGTCATCTTTGGCAGGCCGACAAGATCTCGCTCAACACCGATCGCTTCAAGCTCTTCAATATTCTTTTTAAAATAGTAGGGGCGGTATGCATTTCTAAGAATTGAGCGGCCCTCCGGGTTATTTGCAGCATGGTCCGGGCGCATATGGATACACTTATAAAGAGGAAGATAAATTTCTTGATACTTTGGTGCCGGACGCTGCCAAAAACCAATAGTATCGCCATTCTCTTTTATTTCCCACCTACTCAATGAACTTTGCGAGCGCAGGGGCAGCTTCCTCCACATTACATCATTACCGACTCGGTGGTAAATCTGCTCGAAAATGGCCCATCCGTAAATAAACATACTCGATATTTCAAGGATAAAATCCGACCAAGTATGCTCCATTGAAGCCATATTCCGCTCAAGAAACTCACGATCTTCTTCAGATCCTCCCTTAGCAGACCATCTTAACTCCCTTAAAATCTGCTTAATCGCAAAAAGCATCCCCCCGACTATCGGATCATTATCGCTCATTTCACGATAAGTTTTAATTCCGGTCGGCCCGTTCAATATGGAGAGAAATTCTTCTGATGGATATCCTGCGTTATGTTGAAGGCCGGATCGTCCGATTTCAGTAGTATAAATACCCTTCTTGTATGCTCTATTTTTAGTGAATAGTCCCATGAAATGCCTTTCTAAATTTTTTGAATCTTGATCCAGATTGTCCAATACCATCATAGAAAGATGGCTTTTTCATATCTGATATAGATTCATGTTGACTTGAAAATTCGAAAACGGCTCTTTTAATATGCAAACATGCATCTGAATCGACAAAGGCCATCCAAAGAGCGTCAAAATGGTCGGGCGATTTCATTGCCCTGCCTCTCATATCATCTTTTGATTCAATCTTCAATTTATTTGCAGATTTAGTCCGAATATCTGACATTTCCGTAATCAGACGTTCCGGCCACATTTTACACCAAAGATGGGGAACAAGGTTCCGCAATTCCCAACATCCCTGCGCTCGAAGGTTAATATACCGTTCCCGATACTCCTCTGAAGGAGTAGCTGATCCGATGACCGGCACAATTCGATCACCCCATAACCGATGAAGACCGTCAAAAACCCCAGCCCCGACCCCGATTGCATCAACCTTAACATATTGCGGATCAAGGTCTTGAATATGGACAGTAATCCATTGGACTTGCTCTTCAGTATCCGTCACTAATCCAGGCTTATGCTTCTCTTCCCATCGGATAACATTAGTCCCCTGACGGGCGCATAGTATGCTCGAATTGCCTACCCGACCGATATCAACGCCAAACTCAATCGGAAATGCATCGCAATTCGCCTTACTATTATTCCGCATCTTTTCAATAAAATCAGGAGGAATTAAAAGTTCAGATTCGGCGGTCGGAAATTCTCCGAGCACTTTGATCAGAAAGACCGGATGATCTTTTCCGTATCTCTCCTCCATCATTTTAATATACCGCTCACTAACTCGGGGCGAATCATAGCACGAAACGTGCATTTGAGTATAAAAATTTTGGATCGCCGGATTATTAAATGTATCGTAAAAATATCCCGTCCGCCGAGTCGGATTACCGCACATTAAACAGTAAGCTTCTGGATGGGTTAACGCACCTTCGACAGCTGAATAAACAGCATCTGGCACGCCGCTGGCTTCATCAATGACGAACATTAGATACTTTTCAGAATTGCCGCTCCACATACAAAACCCATTCCGTCTCATAAAGAACAGGTGATGAGAAGGCATTGTTGGGCAATATACATCTCCATCATAATCAATCAATTCTAAATTAACTGATGGGGTTATGCTAACAGGCCCTGATCTGACATATTCCGTTACTATATACCGATCTGCACAGTTTGTTACCAGCTTCCCTCTAATTACCGAGTCTTTTACTTTATATTGATTGATAGATCCTTTCTTCCCTAACTTATAAATCAATTCTTGCAGATCTCCTGCAAGCTGTCTCGATGAAGTATAAAAAACCCGCGCCCCATTTTTATTAATTGTACCATCTCCCAGCAGATATCCTTCCAAAAAAGCATTTATCAGTCTAGGAGACGCATTTCTGACGTAGTTTGGAAGATGCTTATCTGTAGCTTTATGCCCAAATAAATGAAGATGCTTTCCCAACTGAGCGCCATAAATGTTAATCATATTAATATCGTTTCGAGGATGACTGACGGTATATTCAAATCCGAGCTTATTGATCCAATCTAAAATCTGCAGCGTGTCTACCGGATCTTTCTGAACAATCATTGTTCTCAAACCGTCTTTTCTTGAATGCCCTTCTGAAACAAATACTCCGAGAAATTTGAACCATGTTTCAGCGTCCAGCTCTTTTGGAGGGCTGTAATATCCTCCATCGTCTCTCATAAATTCAGAAAGTGTAAAAGTATCAAAGTCTTTCCCCAACCAATTAAATTGATCTTCAATGTACCATACAGAGTAGTCAATATTTTGAATCTCATCTATTTTTAAGTGACTCAGCCCTTTTCTAGTTCGTGATCTATAAGGGATCTTATGGTTCGGGGTTACCATAAAATCTAAACTCTGATGACGGGAGTGGTACATCTTTCCGGTATAATGTCCCGAAAACATCGATTCCGGCTTTTCAAAGAAAGCTTCATTAGTATCCGGATTTTTTGTTAGCAGATAGTCTTGATGAATATCAACCTGATCAATTCTTTTCCATCCTGAATCTGTTAAAACCTCCGACTCAGGGGTTATGCAGTGAAAGCCTTGGAGGCCCTCCGCAACTTCACTTCCGGGTCTTACCTGCGCCGTTCTAGCAACAGCGTACCATTCAGGTTCGTACCCGCGAACACCTACCCTAGTTTGAGTCCATATAAAAATATTATTAAGGATAGGACTTCCAGATATCCTCTTAAAATGTTCACCCCATAATACATCGTTCAACTGATGTTGGGAAGGTGCTGTAGTGGGAACTTTTCCTTTAGGTCTCGTGAAAAGGAACCACATTGTAGCGCAACTTTCAAAAAAAGTTTTTCCTACGCCCGATCCCGATCGTACTACGAGAAAATGTTTATCAAGCAGATTTTTAAATGCTTGCTTCTGCCAAAGATCTAGCTCTACTTTCAAAATGTCATGACAGAAAGCGGCAGGATCATTATAATACCGCTTGATCAAGTCCATCGCTTTACGATCCGATTTGCTGACAATTATCTCGGTCACGGAGTAGCCTCCGTAGCGACAGGTATCGAAGACTGAAAGTCCTCCGGATCGGCTTCATTGAGATCCGATTCCTCGTGAGAGGAATTCCGGCCACTATCGTTTTTCGACAGCTCATCATGCGCCATCAATATTAAATCAACAATATTGGCGGTAGCAGTAATTTGCCTCTGAACCGGCTTGCCTTTTGTTCGATCAAGAATATCCCAAGCAGTCTTCACTTTCAAGTTGAGACTGACGTCCGGATCGTTCGATTGAACAACGTCTGCACAAAGAGCGGCTGCATCAGATGCAGCACTTTCAAGGATTTCGAGCGCATCCAACGATCTCCGGTCAACAACTTGCATCTCTCTCGATAATTCAATTTCAGACATTGTAGCTTGGAAAATTGGCTCTTTCATCCAATTTCGGACCGTCTGCGGACTCATTCCCAGTTGTTCCGCAACATCCCTGACACTCTCTCCGTCCACGAGTCGCCTTGCCGCATTTCTTTGTTTTGGATTTAGTATTTTCATTTTTCAATTTCTCGATCAGAGTTTCCAGTTCGCATTTCGTTTTCATTAAAATGGCCTCCTATCCCAATATAATATTTCTTAGGAAGAAACGCAAGAAAATAAATTTACCTTTGGGGATCGAAGTGATTATCAGATTGGATTTAGAGGTTTGTTTGGAGAAGGTCCCGTGCGGATTTCCGGCTATCAAAAACTGCATGATTTTAGATTAAATTAGATTAAATCAGATTGAATTCTTAGATTAGATCAGATTCTTAGATCAGATTAAATTAAATCGGATTCTTAGATTAAATTAGATTAAATCAGATTAAATCAGATTAGCTAGTCGACAGAAAACAGCAAAGTAAACGTATAGCCAAACGATTATCAATCAACCGATTGATTAACCAATTCCGGCCGACCGCTCCCGATCGACTTTTATCAATCAATCGATTGATTAACCTGCCAGGCAATAAAAAAGCCGGCCAATTATCTGACCGGCTTTTCTTAAAAAGATTTATTTTCCATTCAAGATCGCCTGGATTTTCTCCGCAATCTTAGGATTATCTTTCATCGCCTTTTTCAGCCGAGCGATATCAGACAATTCCCGATTGACACCATTTATAGCGTCAGTCCGGATCTGACGGTTAACGTCACGAAGGCAATTTTTCTCCCCGCAATCCTTTTTGGCCGCATCAAGAGACTTGTACTGCTTACAAGTCCCTTTTCCCTTTTTTGCTTGAAACTCTACAATCTGAAAGTCCGGTGTATCCTTTAAAATTTTATCTTCTGTCTTTGCCATGGTTTTATTCTCCTTATAAATTTAAAGGTTAATATTTCAACCTGTACGTTTTACTTTAACATATCGTACAGGCCCACATAATAAATGATCCGAATGCTTTCTGCTCAGAATAGTTGAAAACAAGTCAAGATTCCAGGTTTCAATACGGAAGTCATATCCGTTTGGATCCGTATGAACAATTCTAAGTCGACGTTTAACCGTACCGTCAGGAAAGCGATACTCGACTTTCAGTTTTTTACCCATTGGCCTTGCCTCCTGTTTCCGACGTATGCCGATAAATAATGACGTTGATAAGTTTACAAAAGTGAACAGCCACAAACCGGGCACTTCTGCATGTCAAGCCAGCTTCAACCAGACGGCAATAAACATGCAATTCATTTAGGTTATGTTGTAAAAATTTTCTCATTTTCCGGCCTCTTGATTATCAATCTAACACAATGCGCTATGCATGTCAAGCTAAATTTTTAAATTAGGTTAAAAAATTTCTTCATTTCCAAACTTGTCACTTTATTAGTGTGCACAAACCAGGCCAATAATCACGTTTTTGATAATTTTTATTCCGTTAAATTCCAATAACTTACACGCAATTTTCCGAATGAAAATTACGAAAATAAAACTAAGTCACTTTTGACCGATTTACTGTTAAAAAATTTAACAGTTTTGCATAACCGTCTGAATTGATTATCAATTCACTGCCGCGATTATCGGCACAAGCTCTTGCATTCTGCAAACAATCGGATTTACCGCCAAAAGAGAGCAGAGCGAAGCTTTTTGGTTTTTCTAATTTATTTTATTTTATTCTTTGCTATTTTTATCCTATCATTTACTTTTTCATTTATTTTATTTTAAACCTGCCCCTCCCGTCCATTCATCCGATCTAATCTAATTTAAAATTTCGTCGGGTCGGGGTCGGGATCGGGTGTCGTCGTCGGGTCGTCGGGTCGTCGGGTCGGATAAAATTAATCCACTCCGGCTAACGGCGGCTAACCCGGTGGATAAAATTAATCCACTCTGGATTGAATTAATCCGTTTCGGATAGGTAAAATTAATCCACTCTGGATAAGAATAATTGCTTTCGGATTGAATTTATCCATTCTGGATAAAACTCACTTCTAATAATTTCAATAACTTACGTAAATTTATCCACTCTGGATAAAGGGCGGCTAACCCAGTGGATTGGTCCAACCCGTTAATTTTATTAACAAACCGCTTTTGAGTTAGCCGTTAGCCGTTAGCCGTTGTGTTTTCTCGAAAATGAAGTTGTTTGGATGTTCGGATGTTCGGATATATATATATATGATATATATATATAATGATACAATAATAAAACGGATCACTCCCACCTCTCCACGAGCACCCTCGGCTAACGGCTAATTGGCTAACTCGGCGGACTTTGGTTGAAAATTCAACCACTTACACCAATCCACTCCGTTAGCCGTGTTTTATCCACCCTGGACCACTAAAGCGGCTAAAGCGGCTTTCCTCAATGTTTTCAATTACTTACACTCCCCTTGACTTTAGCCAAAAGTCACTTACTTTAATTGTAAGTGGACCGTTTCGGACCACAATGGACCATTTTTTGTTTATAAATATAAACACTCTGCTAAAGCAGACAGGGCTGAAGCCCTCTGCTAAAGCAGACAATCCACTAAACAGAAAAGGAGAAAAAAAAAGATGAAAAAACGCAGACAAATCGCAGTTTCACTAGATCCACAACTAATCGAAAAGATCGAACAGGCCGCTGCTGAAGCAGGCCGTACTCGGTCGAACATGATCGAGCATCTGCTCACTAAAGCAACCGCTGCCGCTGCTGCCGCTGAAGCGGCTGTAGAGTCGCCTTGGGACTTGCTCGCTGAAGCGGCCGCCGCCGCTAAAGCGGAGGAAAAAGAGGAGGTAGATCATGAATAAAACCACGGCCTCAATCCTTCTCGTCAATCTTCACCGGCAACTTCAATTCCTTCTCGAAGGTCTCGAACTCTTGCTGAAGCAAACCACCGCTGCAGCTGCTAAAGCAGACGACGATTAAACTTTCAACAATCTCGGTATCTCGTAACTTCATCCAACAGCTCCAGTCTCCGCATAACTTCAATCGATGAAGTTATGAGATATTGATTATCATTGAACCCTCGCTAACACAAAACAAACCGCTTGACTTTTCGAAAGTTCTTTTCTATAATTGTTTCTAAACTTTCCCGCTGCTAAAGCAGCTGCTAATAAAAACAAGGAGGAACCATGAAAAGAACAGTAATCGATGTAACGCCAGAAATGCATCAGGATTTAGGCCTTTTGGCCAAGATTGCGGGCACAACCATCCGCCGAGAGGTCGAGCAGGCAATTACCGCCCACCTCGAAAAAAGATGGAACAACGAACCGATCAAAAGTGCGCTCGCAAAAATTCAAAAAAGATGGACGTAGCATTTGTGCCCGTGAATCACCCTCGATCCATCGGCAATGCTGCCGAGAGTCCTAAGTAGTTGATTTTATTGAGCTTTTAGCCTTGGCCTTAGTTTTCGGCCCGCCCTGCCCGCTAACTGCCTGAAATAACTAGGGAAATAAATGCCTTGACACAATAACGAAAGTTATTTAAAATAAGGTACAATTTAAACTTTTAAATCGGAAAGGAGAACAGATCATGAAAACATTACACATCAGCAAGCCCACTGATGACTACCTGAAGGTAGTTAAGGCGTGCTTCCCCGATTATCGGGGACGCAAATTCAAACTATCGACAATGATCCCATTCCGCCTTGATAGTTATTGGGATGAAGGTTCACGAACCTTCTTCAGCTTTTACCAACTATCCACAGGCAAAACCTACGATGTCCAATCTAATCATCCATTCTTCGAAAAATCAGCTCCGCGGGAACTTCCGACCCTCCCGCCAGGAATCGTCATCTGCGCCCGTTCCTACTTTTGTGGAAAGGATATGGGAATCACAATCTACGCTAACAGAGGCGATCTGACAAAGATGCTTCCAACAAGTCCCACTAAGCCACTCGATGAAAATCAAAAAACGGTTCTCAGATTCACGTCTGCCTACAGAAATTCCTACGCCGGAGAATCAAACATCCGCTTTCGAGTAGCTAACTGTTCGACCGGCATCACTGCCGAAGAATGGAAAATTGCCCAAGATTCGTTAGTCGATCTCAAACTCTTGAGAAAGAACGGATCAATAACGCCCGATGGCAGAAACGCATTAGAACAAGGAGAATAATCATGAAAAAGAGGGATCAAGCAATTGCCGATTTAGATCGGCGCTACGGAACCTGCCCACGTATTACAAAGAAAAGATCATATGAAGTGACTCGATCAGAGCAACTTCAATTTCTTCACGAGCATTTCGATGGGCGGACATTTCACATCCGGACCACCGGATCGAACCCGCCCGTATCAGTCAAACATCCCAACGGGTGCCCGTCATTCCGTATTCCACTCATCCAAATCGCTACGAAAAATAATTTACAATCAGTTGCCCAGCTTCTTTTCGTCCACAACATTAAATTAAAAGATATTCAAAACGGGAGGCATCATGTCCATCATTGAAGAGTTTCTCAACGAGTATGATTCAATGAGTCGAAATG